TATCTGAATAATACCCAGCAGATCCTTTTTTATGCCTGTCTTTCTCATGTCTTATTTTATACAATCGTCTTCTTTCCTTAGCATAATCTAATCCCTTTTCTTTTTTGTAAGTAGGAAAATCTTTATAATTTTTTGCCCCTATACTAGCAACCTTTTTATTATCTTTTATTACATCTAATTTCTTACCTTTTGTTTTACTTGGTTTTATTTCTACACCAAGTTTTTTAGCCTGTAATTTTGAGTATTCTGTTATTTCATACATTATATATAAAACTTATATTTTATTTTCTATAAAATCTAAATGAAATTCACTATTATAGTGTCTAGATTTATTATTATGTGTATATATCTTACCACATACACAAGTATATTTTTCTTTTCTTTTCAACCATATTTGTTCTTTATTTTTTTCATAATATTCTTTTTTTCGTTTTGCTATTTGTTCTTTATTTTTTTCACAATATTGTTTCTTTTGTTCTGCTATTTGTTCTTTATTTTTTTCACGCCATTCTTTATGTTTTTCTGATAAATATTCTTTATTAGCTTCACGATATTCTTTTAAATATTCTTTTTTTGATTGGTCTAAACCAGCTCTTTTACAATTTAATGTAGATTGTAATGTATTCATCCAAAAATCCTCCCTTATTTCCAATTCTAATTTACTATCACAAGGAAAATATTCTATTATTTCAATTTCAAAATTATCAAAACCAGAATTCTCTCTTATATGTTGATAGACTTTTTTATTGTATTCATCATTATTAGGATTATTACATTTGCTTTTATGATCTGATAATCTTTGATTATAATTACAAGAAGACCCTACATATATTTCTTTCACATTAGGGTCTTTACAAATTATTTGATAAATAAATCCTTTACTATAATCAGGCATACTAAATAATATAAAAAAAGTATTTTTAATATTATTCAACTTCAATTTTTTTTATTTATCTCATCACTACTAGCGAATTACCTAGCGGATCATATTTGAGTATGCAATCGTGGTGAAAAATCTGCAAAATTGTAGCAGTAGCAGTAGTAGCAGTTCCAATACTCAATCTAGTAACAATGTTAGAGTTTTGAGATGAAACACCATTCAACGCAACCGAACTTGGTAATTTCTCAGCATTGTAACCGAAGTATGCTTTTGATAAATCCTTGAAACTATCAGCACCAAAAGCATTGTTCAATTCTCTCCAGTTATTAACAGACAAAGAAGTTTGAGCTGCATCAGGATGAGACATAATACCATGAATACTCTCAAGGAACTCAAGAGTAACACCAGCCACAGCGGTAGATGAAAGGGCAGTTTGAGGGTAATTCTTTCCACCCACTTCGTAGTTAAATTGAGTGAATTGAGGATCATAAGAAGCACCACATCCAACCTTGAATCGGTCGGCACGACAGAACTGAGTTTGAAGAGACTTGATAGAAGTCAAAGAATTAGCAAATGGAATTGCTACACTTCCAGAACTTCCAGTAGGAAGGTTAGCAACTGAGGATTGGTAACTCTCAGATTTGAAGTAAATAGCACCATCAGGTTGAACTTGGCTCTTAATCATCATATCAGTTTGAGAATCAAATGTAACAGCCTTGTAGTGTATTTGGAAATCAGATAAAGAAAACAAAGAAAGAGTAGAGGCAGTTCCATCGTTCTTACATGAGATATTAAGAATATCAGCAACAGTCAAATAAACTCTGTATTCAGCACTATCCAAAGGAAGAAGTTTATCCATAAGGGTAAGGATGTTACACAAAGGAACAGCTACAGATAAGATGTTAGCACCTGAAGCAGCAGCAATAGTTCTGCTATCAACTTCATTAGCGGCATTTTGGACGAATTGATTTCCAAGAGCCTTAGATAAACCCATTTTCTCAGACACACCAAGTTTTCCATTGTAAAGCATATTAACAATACCGTTGTAGTTATTGATGGTGTCAATAGAAGTAGAGTTGGCGAAAATATCACTTCTCTCAATTACGGACACACCAGGAAGACCTAATAACACATTATCAACAGCACCATCAGCAGTAACATTAATGTTAAAGGTAGCATACATAGAGGAAGGGACTAAATAAGTTCCTCTGTTTTGGATAAGATTCACTTGAACTTGTTGTCCTGTAGTAAAAGAATTTCCATTTACAGCACGAGACACATAGGCGGAAGTAGAAACTTCTGGAGGCAGAGATGAAACTCTGTATTCAACTTCACGAGGTAAAGACATTATACACTTTAATTAGATAATTATTTTAATGATAATAATTCTAATTCTTTATCTTTTACTTCTTCTTCCTTCTCTTCTTCCTTAATTTTCTTTTCTTCCTTAATTTCTTCTTTTGGTATAATAATATTATCATGAGAAACTCTATATTTCCTAAATATACGGATTACAAAAGATAATGTAAAATCAATTCCGTTCATTTCCAAAAATGCCGATTTTTCGTCATATAACTGAATATCTATATTACTTAAAAATCTACTTTTCATTCTACCAAAATGATTGGCTTTATCTAAATAAGTTATTTGATGAAAACTAGGCATATCAATCGGTATAGACTGTATAACCTGATTACTCAAAGCAGGAGAACTACTAAATGAACTTAATGTAGATAAATTTCCACTACATATATTTATCTTCTGTATTCCTAAAAGATTCATAGGTAATTGAGGCACAACAGCTACTCCTACGGTTGTTTGAGTAAAACCTAATATAGGCATAAGACCATTATTATAAGTAAATTGTATAGGGGTTATAGCATTACTAAATTTAAATAATAATAAACCTGTAATTTGAGATAATGTAATAACAACAACTAATCCATTATCACTAAATTTATTTGTAAGTTCAGTAATTATAGTAGTTCCTGTATAATTACCATTTGTTAAGGTAATAGTAAAAACAGAATTATTATAAATATAAGATAAACTATTTGTTAGATCATTTATTAAATACCAACTTACAGGAATAGTAGCACTATCTAAACTTACTTCTAAATAAGATATGTCTGGATTTTCATCAACTATATTAGGTATATTAAAAATTAAATTACTATTATATTCACCATTTAATTTAAGAGCATCTTTACTATACAATGTTATTAGTCTTGATTCCATATATATATATACTTTTTAAAAAAGTATTTCAAAATTAAAAGGAGGGGTAGTAGGGGAACCATTGGTTCCCTTAATTATTCTTCTACTTCTTCCACTTTGTTCTCAAATTTTTCCATATTTCTTTTCCATGTATTAGCATCATTCATAGACAATCTTTTTATTAATAGTTCTTCGTCTTCTATTTCTCTCTTTGATAAATAATTATAATTAATTTTTAAAAATAATTTATGATAAGAAATCTCATCTAACATAGGAATCATATTCTTAATATTATCTAATGTATAAAATTCACCTTTAAGAATTAAATTACCACTATCTTCTGTTTTTTCATGTAAATCCATATTTATATATTTAGTATATATTTTTTTTTCTAAATGTATTATATATGTCAGAGGAAGATTTAGAAAATTTACCTGAAGAAGTTGTAGAGGAAGAGCCTGTAAGTGAGGACGAGTGTATTCAAATCAAGAAACCAGTTAAGAAGAAAATTTATAAGAAGACCACACCTGTAGAAGGTGAAGAGCCTAAACCTAAAAGAGAAAGATCACAAGCACAAAAAGATGCTTGGGCGAAGTGTTTAGCAAATAGAACCAAAAATAGACAAGACCGAAAAGTAGTCCAAGATGAAGATGCTAAATTATTATCAGAGTATAAGAAACAATTAGCAAAGAAAACAGAATCTAAAATAGTAAAGAAAGCAGTTGGTATTAAAAAGAAACAAATAATTCGTGAAGAGGAATTAGATGAAATTTCAGAGGACGAAACGCCTATTGAAGTTGTAGAGGAAATAATAAGAAAAAGGAGACAACCAGCACCAAAGAAACAATTACCAGCAAAACCACAACCAGAACCAGAACCATTAAAAAGGGTATTAACTTTTTTCTAATTATAAATAAATGGAAAGTGAAGCACAAGTATTTTATATATCTTTAGCAAGTATAGGAGTAGGATTAATTATAGCATGTATGAGATATGGATATAAAAGCAAATGCTCAGAAGTCGATATTTGCTGTATTCATATTAAAAGAAATGTAGTAGAAGAAATAAAATATGATATAGAAAATCCAACAGAAGAAGAACAAGTAAAAGAAAAAGTATAACTAAATAAATTATATTATTTAATTATATATGCCCTATTCTATTGTAAAGAGAGGTAAAGATTATATTCTTAAATCACCTAAAAGAGAATACAAACACAAAACACTTAGTAAAGCTAAGGCTCAAAAAAAATTATTACAAGAAAAAGAAATAAAACAAAAACAATCTCAAAAACAAAAACAAGTTGTTATAGTTAATGTAAATGCCCCTAGTAAAAGGAGAGTTGGATCAACAAGGAAAACAACAGCACCACCACAGATACAGGAACAAGTAATTAGAATGATTCCTAGCATTACACCTTTCGGTATTCAAGAACAATTAGCACAAGCAAGACCATTACAAACAAATCTATTAGAAGATGATAGAATTGGTAGATTGGAGAAATCTATCCAAGAATTAAGAGATCCATTTTTAAAGAAAGAAGAGGAATTATTAATTAGAGAATCATCAAAAAGAGATAGTGAATTAATTCCTATATACCCTAGTATATTTGAGCCTCAAGTTCCTACAAGTGGAAGAGCAGGTATTACAAGACAATTATCTATAGATAGTATTTTTAATGGAGCAACTATAGGACAATTAATTCAAGGAGATTTTGGAGCAACACCATCAGGAAGACCAAGAACAGAACCAACTACAAGACAATTAGATGCTATAAAAAGATGGAAAGAACAAAATCCTTAATACCACTCCTTTTTTAGTCATCGACAGATATAAATAATAATATAATAATAATATATGATTTATATGAAACAATTATTTAAAAAAGATCCTGATTATGATTTATTAAAAGTCATATTAGATGATTATTGTAAAAAAGAAAAAAATTATTATGTAATTGATTATGTTACATATAAAAAAATAATATATAATAATTTTCAGGATGAATGGTTAGAATTATTTAAAGATTATTATCATCAATCTAAATATTTTTATATTGAAAGAAAATTTACATATCAATCCTTTATGAATATCATTAAGCAGTTATGTAAGTTTTTTAAAATTAAATACAATTCTATTCTAGATAAAAATCAAAATTATAAAAATTTACTTTATAAAATTTACTTTTTTTAAAAGGTATATATATAAATGAGTATAACAATAAAGAAAAACTCTAAACCAACTTTACCAATATGCGTGATGAGTTGTGATAAACCTTTACATGAAAAGTTAAATAAATATGAGATGACTAAGACCTGCTTAAATAAACATCACACTACAGCAATAATAGGAAAACCAGGGCAAGGGAAAAGCTCATTAATGTATTCATTTATGAAATCTAAAAATCTATTGAAGAAGTGTTTTAATACTGTTTTTTATATTTGTCCTGCTTCTAGCATGAATTCAATGGACGATAATATATTTAGCAAATTACCAGAAGACCAAATATATCATGAACTAACAGGTGAAATATTAGATGAAATAATTGAAAGAGCAAAGGACAGGGAAGATGGTGATAAAATAGCACTCATAATTGACGATATGGCTTCACAACTTAAAAATGGAGATGTAATTTCAAAATTAAAAATGTTGTCTATGAATCGTCGCCATATGGGATTATATTCAACCTTTATTATGAGTCAAACTTGGAAAAGTGTTCCTTTTGAAGTAAGACGATTATATAGTAATATTATTTTATTTAAAGTTAGTCCTGATGAAATGGAAAGTATATTTACTGAAACACTACCACAATATAAACCAATAAGTCAAGATATTCAGAAAATAGTATTTAACAAACCCCATGAATATTTAGTGATAAACACAGAGACAGGACGATTGTTTAAAAAATTTGATGAGTTAATTATTAATGAAGAATAAAATATATAATAAATATATAATGAGTTTTTTCAAAAAGATAGGTCACGCTTTCGCAAATATCGGTCGTAAGACAGGTTCAGGTATTTCACACACATTCAAGAAGGCTGGTAAAAATATAGCACGAGGATTAGGTTCAGTAGCAGGAGGTCTAGGAGGTGCAGAAATTGGCGGAGCAGTAGCAGGAATTTTAGGACCTGAGGCTATTCCAGTAGGTATGTTAATTGGGGGTTTAGCAGGTCGTGAAATCGGAAAAGAAGGAGCAGGTGTAGCATATAAATCATTAGAAAAACAAAGACCACAAGGAAAACCAGCAGTTCATATCGCAGGATCATTTCAAGGACCAGGAGGAAAAACAGGTATGAGAGGACATATGTCTATTCCAGACAGCAAATATTTTAGAGGACCAGTAAGAGTAGGAGAAAATGGCGGAGGACAAAGACAGATTAACCCTATTGAAAAGGCAAGACCACCTGAAAAGAAAATGGATATGTTTATTTAGTATATATTATAATTTTTTATAGTTCTATAATATATAATGACTTGTAATCTTGTTTTAAAATCCTCAGATAGTATTTCTTACGCATCTGGAAAAGCAAAATTTAAAATGAATTGGGCTCAGTTCTTAGCAGACGCAGACGCAGAGTATAAAGTTAGTTTTTCTTTTATTACAGAAGTAGATGCGACTTTAGATGAAGATGATTTATATATTTTAGCATTAGATAATATTGGAACATTAAAGACCATTCAAGGAGGAGAGTTTAACTCGTCTATTGGTAAGGAAATAGGTATAATTTACTCAGAAGAACCACATAGTTCTCACGCAAGATTGAAATGTGATTTTAGCACTAATCCACCAGTTAATTTAGTAGGAAGACCAACACAGGACATTTTGGAAATTGCTTTCAGAGATTTAACTGGAACATTGCTACAAAAGACACCTCAATTTGTTTTATTCTTGAGATTTGAGAAATGCTAAATATTCATTTTCTAAATTTTCTCTTAATATTTTTGATTGAATATTTTCAAGGTTTTTTAATCTTTTATTTATTTCTCTTACCTTTTTACTACTTTCTTTTTTCTCTTTTTTTAAATATTCTACCTGCCTACATAAAGAACAAATAGTAACAATATCAATTTCAACAACATTAGGATTGTTAGTATATTTAATTATTTTATTAACAATTAATTTCTTCTCACATATTAAACAATTTTGGATCATTTTATAATATATATAGATAATAAATGAGTTCTAATCAACTAACAAGTTCTAGGAGTATGAATGGAATTATAAGTATTTATTCTGATGATATAGCTGTTAATAATTTAGATGCTAATAGTATTGTAGTAGATGACATCACAATCAACAACAGTCTATTAGTTAATAACATTACACTATCACCAGAAACCATTTCATTTTTAGACGGAACAACAAGTAATATTCAAGACCAGATAGATACTAT